TCCTCCAGGAGAGTAGCCCACCACTCTTTGATATATCGGGAAGTTCCATCGAAAAAGGATACTGTTCCGAAAAGATCACCGGTATTCTGGTAGTGACTCCACGAAGCTTGTGCAAAGCTAAGAGTCCCATGAACTACACGGGTATCATTGAGTGGCTTAACTCCACTGGGGAGGGGGACGTGTCGGTGAAGACGGCGGGCAATCCGAACAGCGGAACCAAAAATTCCGCTAGAACGAAGAAGGGGGAGATGAGCTGAGTTAAACCCCAGGTCGCCCAGACGAAGGCCTGAGTTCAAACCTTTCAGGATAACTGATCTGAGTCTCTGAAGATAAAAACCTTCCGCACGAGACTTCAACTCATAGGATTCCTTAACAAAGGATTCCAGATCTCCCCCTACCACCGCCGTATAATCTCGACATAATAGAGCTCTGGTCCTGATCAGAGGCACAGGAAAGGCAAGACCCTTAAAGAGAAAAAGGGTAGAATTGATTTCTGCCTTGCCCCTTTCATAAGAGGTCTTATCTGGTTCGGGCTCTAAACCGACACGCGGGAGGATGTGAAACCAAGGAGTTGGATCGGCTGTCTCGGCGACCAGATCGTCACCATTGATCAACATCGGAGTCTTACGGCCAAGGGAAAAGGCCGAACAAACCCGATTGTAGAGACAGAGGAGTGGGAAGCTAAGAAAAGCACCCATCATTTGACCCCTCCTATTGGTAAGAATTTCTTCCCCTAATTGGATATCAGGAAGAAGAGACATTCTAGCCAATTGTTTCACAGATGCAGGGATCGTCTCAGCGGTTACAAGAACCGCTTCGAGGATCGCTTGAGACACTCTTAAGTCAAGGTTATCGGTTGCACCCTTATAATCTCCGGAGAGAATAGGATGTTTAAATTGAAAACCAGCCTTGACAAAAGAAGTTGTCCTCGGTGGACCTATCAGTGACCATCTTTGACGGCGGATCCTCTTAAACATGAGTTTATGAAGAGGCTTTAAGACCGCCAGGTCCTTAGGCGTTACGGTGAGGAGACGTTCTTTTCCTGCCGTCTTGATGGATTTCAGGACGTAAGGACTCAAACGACAAGTCCGCTCACCGATAACGGCTGATAGATACTCATCCAAGTCAGACTCTGCTCTAGAGCCGCCCTTCGATAGGCTACGCTCAGTGCAAGAAGATGAATTAGGCGCGTGGCGCCCAATTTCGTCGACATAGGATGAATCCCACCCGGGAGGGAATATTCTTCTAACTTCGTCAGAGACGAACTGAAGGAACCCATCGGGCAGATCACCGGTATGAGGTCGAGTTCTCTCTTTGAACCAGTCCTCGAGCCGTAGTGATAGACAATCACATGGATCAGGGAAAGACTTCTTTAACAGAAAGAAAGAAAACCTGCATCCCGCCCGCTCCCTCCTCC